AGGAGCTAGTATAACATCTACTAATACTATGGGATTCGATTGTTCAACAGCTACTACGATGGGTACTAAAGTGTTTAAGAAAGCTATAAACGCTGTTAGTAATCCAGATGAGTTTGACATTAACTTACTCGTAACACCTGGTATTGTTCATGGTTTACATAGTAAAGTTACTGCAAGAGCTATGAACATGGTTGAAGAACGTGGTGATGCATTCTACGTAATGGATGCTTCTATATATGGTGAAAGTATAGCTACAATGACAAGTCGTGTAACCACATTAGATACTAACTATGCGGCTACATACTACCCTTGGGTTAAAATTGTAGATTCTGGTACTTCTCTACCTGTATGGGTTCCGCCTTCAGTTGTTTTACCTGGTGTTATTGCTTATACAGACCAAGTATCACACGAATGGTTCGCACCAGCTGGTTTGAATCGTGGTGGATTAACTACTGTTGTTGAAGCTCAAACAAGACTAACTCACGCTGAACGTGACGACCTATATGAAGAAAGGATTAATCCTATTGCTTCATTCCCAGGTCAAGGTGTATGTGTTTGGGGTCAAAAGACCTTACAAGCTAAACCATCTGCGTTAGACAGAGTAAATGTAAGAAGATTGTTAATCAGATTGAAGAAATTTATTGCTTCATCTTCAAGATACCTATTGTTCGAACAGAATACTGCTGGAACAAGAAATCGTTTCTTGAACATTGTCAATCCTTTCTTAGATTCTGTTCAGGCTAATAGTGGTTTGAGTGCATTTAGAGTTGTCATGGATGAATCTAACAACACACCAGATGTGATTGATAGAAATCGTCTTGTTGGACAAATCTATATACAACCTACGAGAACTGCAGAATTTATTGTTCTGGACTTCGTTGTACTCCCAACAGGAGCTACATTTCCAGAGTAATTAAACTTCTTAGTTTAGACTTAAAACCCACCTTAATCGGTGGGTTTTTTGTTTTAGTGATATTTATTATTGTGTTATAGAGAAGAGATACTATAACGAGTAAAAATTAACTTTTTTGTGTATAGATGATATTTATATATAAGAAAAAATAATTGAAATTTATTGGAGATATAAAATGGCTGAATTACTCGACCCTTCAGAAATAATGTTCACTCCGTTTGAACCGAAGACGAAGAACCGATATATCATGTACTTAGAGGGTATACCATCTTATCTGATTAAGACTGCGAATAGACCAAGTATTACTTTCGAAGAAGTTGAATTAAATCACATAAATGTGAAAAGATACGTGAAAGGTAAAGGTGCTTGGGAGCCGATTGAAATTACCTTATTTGACCCAGTTGTTCCAAGTGGAGCTCAAGCTGTTATGGAATGGGTTAGATTACACAAAGAATCTGTAACTGGTCGAGATGGTTATTCTGATTTTTACAAAAAAGACATAACTATTAATATGTTAGGTCCAGTTGGTGATAAAGTAGAAGAATGGACATTAAAAGGTGCGTTTATCACATCCGCAGCTTTCAATGATTTAGATTGGTCAGTTAGTGACCCTGCTGAAATTACATTGAGTCTACGTTACGATTACGCTATACTACAATTCTAACAATATTTTATTGGTGGATAGGGGGAAGTTTGTGGTGGACTTCCCCTTTTTTTTGCATAGGGTTTTTTAATATAGGCTGATACTTATTAAAAAGAAGTTTTATAAAATAGTTTTATATGAAATCACATTATAATACATTAAGGAGAAATTATGGCTAAGAAAGAAAAGCCTAAGTTTCCAACCGAGATAGTACCATTACCATCAGGCGGTAAATACTATCCAGATGGACACCCACTATCGAGTGGTGAAGTTGAGGTAAAATACATGACAGCTAAAGAAGAGGATATTCTTACTTCACAGAATCTTATCAAACAAGGTAAAGTAATTGACGTATTATTAGATTCACTTGTACAAGGTGACTTTGATATGAATGATATGTTGATTGGTGATAAGAATGCAGTTATGATAGCCGCTCGTGTTCTTGGATATGGTAAAGATTACGAATTTGAAATGGAAGACCCACTAACTGGGGAAAAAGAAAAACAAGTTCTTGATTTAACCACCCTTGACCACAAAGAAATAGACTTCGATGGTGATTATACATTTGAATTACCAAATTCTAAAAGGGTATTAGGTTGGAAGTTTATAACACAACGTGATG